GGGAAGATCACCCAGGAGCAGTTCGACGCCCTGCAGCGGGAGATCGTCGACACCGAGCAGAGCCTGAAAAACCTGAAGGGCCAGATGAAGGACTTCGGCAGCGTCGCCGCCCAGCAGATCGCCGCCGCGGGGCAGAAGGTGAAGGACTTCGGGGACAAGATGTCCAGTGCGGGCACCACCCTGTCGAAGTATGTCACCGCGCCCATCGTGGGCGTGGGCACCGCCGCCGTGGCCGCCTTCAACGAGGTGGACGAGGGCCTGGACATCATCGTGAAGAAGACCGGGGCCAGCGGCAAGGCGCTGGAGGACATGGAGGACGCGGCGAAGAACCTGGCGACCTCCATCCCCACGGACTTCCGCACCGCCGGCGAGGCGGTGGGCGAGGTGAACACCCGCTTCGGGCTTGTGGGCGACGCGCTGGAGAGCACCAGCCGCAAGTTCATCGAGTTCGCCGACCTGAACGGCACCACCGTCACGTCCTCCATCGACAGCGTGCAGGCGGCCATGGCGGCCTTTAACGTGGACGCGGACAAGGCCGGGGCGATCCTGGACATGCTGAACAAGGCGGGGCAGGAGACGGGCACGGACATCAACAAGCTGACCGGCGACCTGACCAGCAACGCCGCGGCGCTGCAGGAGATGGGCTTCGGCATCAACAGCTCCATCGGCTTCCTGGCGAACCTGAACAAGAGCGGCCTCGATTCGTCGGCGGTGCTGGCCGGCCTGAAAAAGGCGCTGCAGAATGCCACGAAGGACGGCAAGAGCATGGACCAGGCCCTGTCCGGCCTGACCGGGCAGATCAAGGGGGCGAAATCGCAGACCGAGGCCCTGCAGATCGCCACCGACCTGTTTGGGGCGAAGGCCGCGCCGGCCATGGTCAAGGCCATACAGGACGGGCGCATCTCCTTCGACCAGCTGGCGAACAGCATCCAGGACTGGAACGGCAGCGTCGAGAACACCTTCGAGGCCACGCTGGACCCGATCGACGAGTTCAAGACCACCCTGAACGAATTGAAGATCGTGGGCGCGGACCTGGTCAACGCCGCCGCGCCGCTGATCAAGAGCCTGGCCGAGGGGCTGAAGAACGCCGTGTCCGGCCTGCGCAGCGCCTGGGAGGGCCTTTCCCCGCAGATGCAGGAGACCATCATCAAGCTGGCGGCGGTGGCCGCCGCCGTGGGCCCGGTGCTGGCGGTGGGCGGCAAGCTGGTCAGCGGCATCGGCAGCCTGATGGGGCTGGCCCCGCAGCTGGTGTCGGCCTTCGGCGCGGTGAAGACGGCGCTGTCCGCCCTGTGGGGTGTGCTGGCCGCGAATCCCATCGCACTGGTGATCGCCGCCGTGGCGGCGCTGGTGGCCGCGTTCATCTACTGCTGGAACAACGTCAAGGGCTTCAAGGAGTTCTTCCTGAACGCCTGGGACGCCATCAAGCAGGGCGTGAGCAACGCCGCCGACTGGATCAGAAACGCCATCGACAATATCGGGCAGTGGTTCAGCAACCTGGGCCAGAACGCCCTGAACTGGGGCCGGGATCTGATCCAGAATTTTATCAATGGAATCAGCCAGATGTGGGAGAACGCCAAGCGCAAGGTGTCCGACTTCGCCCAGATGATTAAAAACTTCCTGGGCTTTTCGGAGCCGAAGGAGGGGCCGCTTTCCAACTTCCACACCTACGCCCCCGACATGGTCGACCTGTTTGTCAAGGGGCTGAGGGATAACCAGCAGCTGGTGTCGAACCAGCTGGCGCGGACATTCGGCATGCCGGAGCAGCCCGCGCCGGCAGCCGGGACCAGCGCCGGCGGCGGCGGGGCGACCACGTTCACCACGCCGGTGGGCGGCGCCCAGGCCGCACCGCAGACGCCGCTGCTGGTGCTGGACGGACAGGTGATCGGGCGGGTGTTCTACCCCCACATTCAGGCTGAGGAGATTCGGCTGGGTGTCCAGCTGGCGAGGTGATACAGATGTTTACCATTGACGGCGTAGAGTACGGCGTGAAGTGCACGATCAATCGTGCCGCCGAGGTCCGGGAGAGCGACATCAGCGGCCTGACTCTGGACGGCTCATGGTTCCGGGACATCCTTGGCACCTATTACACCTACGACATACAGCTGGAAATGCCGCTGAAAAATAAGGGCCGGTATTCCGCCCTGATCGAGCAGCTGACCGAGCCGGTGGACGGCCACGCCTTTATATTGCCCTACAACACCGAGACCCTGGAGTTGACCGGCAAGGCTTCCGACATCGAGGACGTGTGGAAGCAGCTTCCCAGCGGCTACACCTACTGGGACGGCCTGAAGTTCACCATCGAGCCCAACGCCCCCACCAAGCAGCAGACCCTTTCCGAGGCCATCACCCGGGGCCTGACCCCGCTGCCGGACGTGTACGACGCCGAGATCGGCGACACCTACACCTTCACCGCCGAGGGGTGGGTGGAGGCGTCGGCCTTCCCGGACGCGGACACCACCGCGTATTAAGGGGGTGCCTTCGTGTATATCGATCTGGACTGGATTGAATCCATCGACCCGGACACCGGCGACGTGGTGATGGGCGGGGGCCAGTATCCCGTCAAAAATCTGAATTTCTCCCCCCAAGTGGACATGACGGGAAACTCCATGCCCGTCAACGAATACACCTGCGACGTGATCACCACCGACGAGATTCCCGTGGCGTGCATCGGCCACCGCCTCAGGGACGAGCTGGACCAGTCGTGGGCCGAGTGGCCGCTGCGCAAGGTGATTCGCGTAGCGGCCAACTGCTGGCGCGTGACGGCTTCCTCATGGCTCAGTGAGCTGGAACACACCGAGCTGGAGCCGCGCATGTACGAGGAAGTCACCGCCAGCGCGGCCATCGCCGAATGTTTCGGCGAGTACAACAACGACTATACCATCAGCCCGTCCATACAATTCAAGACCGTTTCGGGCTTCGCCCCGGCGCAGAACGCCCGGGAGCGCCTGACCTGGCTGCTGTTCGTGCTGGGCGCGTTTCCCGTGGACGTGTTCCGGGACGACGTGTATATCCGCGCCGTGGACGACACCGAGGCGCTGGTGCCCCCTGACCGTACCTTCATGCGCCCGTCGCTGGACACCGGCGACACCGTCACCGCCATCCGATTGACTGCCTACACCTTCCGGGAGGGCACCGAGGAGGAGTGGCAGAGCGACGACAATTCCTTCCAGTTCCCCACGCCGTGGATCGCCACGCCACAGGTTTTCGAGCTGACCAACCCGGACGCGGACGAGGACGCCCCGGAGAACGCGGTAGTGTTCGACAGCCTGTATTTGATCAACCCGGACAACGTGTCCGAGATCGCCCAGCGGCTGGCAACGTACTGGTTCAACCCCGTCGAGGCGAGCGTGGCCTGCGTGAACAACAGGCAATACCGCCCCGGCGACTTGGTGCTCGCCTACACCGACATCGACCGAATGATTTCCGGCTACGTGCAGCAGGCGACGTTCGCATTCGGCAAGCAGGCCCGGTCCACGCTAAAGCTGGCCGGTGTGACGAAGATTACACCGGCGAAGCTGACCGTGCGCTACACCTATCAGAACGGCATCATCGGCAAGGCGGTGTACTACCTGCCCGTGGGCTACACCTACAGCATCGACAACCCATACATCGACCAGACTGTGAAGGGCACGCGGCGGGTATACCGCCCGCAGGAGAGCGCCGTCACGGGCACCATGGCCGAGGGCGACAACACCGCCACGGCGGCCTACGACATCGCGCTGGAGTACAAGGGCAAGCGCCTGACTGTCTACAGCGTGGACGGCGTCACAAAGCAGGATGACACGGGGGTGATTTCATGAGCAAGGCACTGATTACCGAGGGTTATCTGACCGACATCGCCAACGCCATCCGGGCGAAGAACAACAGCGCCGACACCTACACCCCGCCCCAGATGGCGGCGGCCATCGCGGCCATACCCACGGGCAGCATCACGCCCACGGGCACGGTAAATATCTCCCAGAACGGCACCCATGACGTAACGGAATACGCCAGCGCGAACGTGAATGTCCAGCCGAATTTGCAGAGCAAGACCGTCACTCAGAACGGCACGGTCACGCCCGATCAGGGGTATGACGGGCTGAGCAGCGTGGTGGTGAATGTGTCTGGGGGCGGGCCTTCGGTTGACTTGAGCATATATGCCGAGCTTTTTAGATATGTGCTGCTATCCGACCATTCCGGTGATAAGTTTATACGATCAGATAGGAATTTTACTCGCAATTCCGCGGAACCTATAATCATGTTATGTGGAGGCTACTTTACCAGCGGCTCTCTTACATACACAGGTTATTGTGCCATTTCTTTTTCAAGCTCAGGCGTGTCTGGAACTTATTCGTCTTATGGAGACTTGACTGGGATAACAGAGAAAACAACACCGAGCGGAACACATTATTGGGTGCAGGTGATGAATGGCATGTATCCGGTGTCAATCGCCAGCGGACGGACGCAATTCAATGTAGGGGACAACCAGAATTATATATACGTGGATGCGTCTGGCTTGATTATAAACGCTGGAACAAAAGACTTCTATGGTAGTAATGACTTGATTTCAGCCATGAACGCGCTGATCGACGCGATATACCTGAAATACTACGCGACCTGACATTAGAGGGTGACAGGCATGAGCACGAATACGAGTATTAAAGAGGGCGGCAAGGGCCGCGCCTTCGGCCCGGTAGCCGCCCTGATGGTGCAGGGCGACGACGGGAAGTATCTGCCGTGGGTGCCGGAGAGTGAGCGCCAGCTTGACACGCTGAGCGTGAGCAAGAACGGCGTGTATCAGGCGAAGAAGGACGGCGTGTACGGCTGGCGGTCGGTCTCCGTCAATGTCCCCACCGATCAGGGCGTGACCGGCAAAGACCCAACCACAGGGCAACAGGTGGCCGTGGGCGTCGACCCGATCACGGGGGAGCTGACCGAGACGGTGGTGCCGGTTGAGATTCGGGTGGAAACGCCGCCCACGTTCACCGGGCCATACGGAGACCGGGCGTATATTGACTTTTCCGGCCTGACCATCGCGGCCTATGGCGAGGACGGAAACAAGATGCAGGACGTACCGTTCAATGAGTTGATATTCCCGGTGACGGCGACGGACATCAACCAGGCCCAGCCCGGAGAAGGGGAACGAGATGTGACCGGGACAGACCTGAACGCGCCGGTGTACCTGAAGCCGCTTGGCGTCGGCATGTATTTCAACAACCTGTTAGTTAAAGAGGTCAGCGGAACTGTGTATGGGCTGTGCATATACAATGGAATTAATTACGAGTTCGGAATGGCCGCGCACTTTGCAGGAACAATGGTAGTAGTGGCCCGTGATAATGGGAGCTTCCCTGAAACGTATAGGCTATCAAGCGAGTTCACATACGGCGGAAAGAAGTGCTATATTGGCACTGCGGGAATAATGGGTTTTAAGCCTCGCTCATCTGTATCATTCAGCGCAGGCCAGAAATACGGTGCTGTGGCAGCGCCCCGGCGACGGCGCGGTGCTGGAAACGGGCTTCTATATCGACGTGGTGGATGTCAGCCCCAACAACAACGACGGTAACTGAGGAGGTGACTGACTATGGCCCAGCGCGCAATCATCGGCATCAACGGCGACCCGATGTCCTTCGACGAGACTCTGTCTCGCATCCGCACCCCCGGCGTGGACGGCGGCAGCGTAACATGGGTGCCGGACGCGGACACCCGCTGCGACCGGCTGAATGTCACCGCAAACGGCACATACAACGCCGCCGAGGCCGGGAAATACGGCTACAACTATGTCACCGTGTCCGTGGGCGGCACCTCCGCCACAGGCACCAAGGACGGCGTGAAATACCGGGTCACCGTGGACGGCAGTGGCAATCTGGTCTACACGAGGATATAAGGCGGTGAAGACATGAACGAATCGAACGACCTGCGCATGAAGCTGGACGAAGCCCTGAAGAACCTGTGGAACCGGCTCATCAATGGCAAATTGTCCGAACTGGACGCCCGCGTCACCGCCATCGAACAGAGGGTCGCCGCGCTGGACGGCCAGTCGGCGAGCAGCAGCGCGACGAACAACGAGACAGAAGGATGAAGAACGGGAGGGCAAGATCATGGCAACCGATTACAAGAAATACATCCTCAGCACCGGCACCCACTACATCAGCAACAGCGGCAGCGGCGAGAGCGGCAAGTACAAGGGCGGCAAGGCAGGGGACCAGTCGAAAAAAGAGTGGTATTTGCGCAAATGGTACGACCGGCCCTGGACCTGCGTACTCCGCTGGCCGGACATCAATGTCGGCACCCTGATCGCCCAGCTGGGGATCGACGCGGCGCTGAACGATAAGATCGGCTACGACCAGGGCCAGCGCTACACCTACCAGGAGCAGCTGAAGAAGGCGGGCTGGCTGCCGGCGAGAATCACCACCGCCTGCGAGGAGGACTGTACCGCCGGGGTGAACGCCAACGTCCACGCGGCGGGGCACCTGTTGGGCGTCGCGGCGCTGCTGTCCATCCCCGAGACGGGCGTGCGCAGCGGCAACATGCGCAAGTATTACAAGGCCGCGGGCTTCCAGGTGCTGACCGATTCCAAATACCTGAAAAACGGCGACTACCTGCTGCCGGGTGATGTCCTTCTCTACGACGATCACCACGGGGCGACCAACGTCACCTGCGGCAAGAAGGTGAGAAGCGCCTACACCTACCACGACGTGATCGCCAACCCGGACAAGTACAGGCCGGGGCCGAAGCCGGAGCCCGAGCCTGCCCCGGAGCCGACGCCCACGCCGACGCCGACGCCCACCGAATACGGCCATGTGCTGGTGACCGGCGGCTCTGTCAACATCCGCAGCGCCCCGGGGGTGGAGTCAAAGGACATCGGCACCGCCCACAAGGGCGACCTGCTGGTCTACCAGGGCGTCGCCAAGGAGGCCGGCGGGCGGCCGTGGTTCCTGATCATCTGGAAGAACCAGAACGCCTGGATTTCCTCGAAATACTCGAAGCTGGTGGAATGATGCGCGCGCTTCACAATGTGGCCGCCGCGGTCCTGCTGACAGGGGCGCTTTTCTTTGCCCTGCTGATCCTGCGCCGCTGGGCGGGCTTCGAGGGCTTCGACCCGTATTTCATCGACTACAACCAACCGGGGATTGACATTACCAGCGAGGGGCCGTGAGGTGATGCGTCATGGACGTGACAAGGTGTATACAGGCTGCCGTAGCCCGTGCAGACCTGCTGATCTGCCAGCTGGCCGCGCTGCCGTGGAAACGCATGGCGGCGTCGGTGCTGCTGGCGTGGATCGTGATTCACATCTGCAAATGCGCTATGAAGGACAGGTGATATAATGACATGGGATAAGATTCTGAAGACACTGGCCGCGATCGCCGGGGCCTTTGCCGGTCTGTTCGGGGAATGGACGACCGCGCTGACCATCATGGTGGTGATGATGGGCCTGGACTATATTTCGGGCTGGATCGTCGCCGCCAGCGGCAGGAGCCCTAAGACGGAGACGGGCGGCCTCAGCTCCAAGGTGGGCTTTATCGGCATCGCGAAGAAGGGCTTCATCATGCTGCTGGTGATGCTGGCGACGATGCTCGACCGTGCCATCGGAGAAGGCACGACGATCTTCCAGAGCTCGATCGTGCTGTATTACATTGCAAACGAGGGCCTTTCCATTTTGGAAAATGCCGCCCTCCTTGGCGTGCCCTTCCCGGAGAAGATCAGGCGCGCCCTGGAGACCATGAGGGAAAAGGAAGACGAACCGCCCGACAGGGAATGAGAGAAGAAGCCCCGCGCCGTGATGGCGCGGGGCGAGTTTTTTATGGGAGCATGGTATGAAGAATTCATAGTAGATACTATGCTACCGCTGAAACGATAATTAAATATCCGATGTTTCCTCCGGAGTGACGCGGGGGTACAGGGTCAGGTTTAAATGGTCGGTGGGGGCGTTGTTTCGTTGGCAGCGTTGAGTTTTGGTGTAGGTGATGTGGTCGATCACGGAGCGGAGGAGGGCGTTTTTCTCTGCCGGCGTGGCGGTGATGTCGTAGGAGCCGAGGACAGTGCGAACCTGTGGGAGGATCGCAGCAATGGGATCCGGCTTCGGCGGTGCGTCCAGGGCGGCGAGGGCCGCTTGTACGTCGGCGAGGCGGGCGTCGAGGTCGGCGCGGCGCTCGCGGTAGGTGGCGATGGAATAGACGCCCTGTTCCAGGAGGTCGTAGAGGCGGGCGGACTGCTGCTGGAGCGTGGCCAGCTGGTCGGTGAGCTGGGCGCGGGCGGCTGCAGAGGCGCAAGCGTCTGCGAATGGGGCCGGGGTCGGGGCGTCACCCTTGGCTTCGTAGGCGTCCACCCAGGCGCGCAGGCCGTCCAGAACGACGCCCTCCACCACGTCGATGTAGGTGCCGGCGGTGGGGCAGCGCTGGGTCACACAGCCGAGGAGGCCGTTGCGGCGGGTCTTGTCGCCCTTGTATTGCATCATCCGACCGCATTCAGAGCAGACCACCAGCCCCGCCAGGGGGTTGGCGACCTGCGCCATTTTGTTTTTGGGGCGCTTCTCGTGGGTGGCGAACATCTGCTGCACATGATCGAACAGGGCGCGGTCGATGATGGGCTCGTGCTGGCCGTCCACCAGGATCGGGTCGGCGCACTTCGGGCGGGTGCTGACCCGCTTGCCGTCGCGGATGGCATACTGCGTGGTGCGCTGGTTCCACTGGACCTTGCCGATGTAGACGGGATTTTGGAGCATGTGGCGGATGTAGGAGGGCTCGAAGCGGTGACCGAGGTCGGTGCGCAGGCCCATACCGTTGAGCCGGTCGGCGATCACCGCAGCGCCCACGTCCCTCCCGTCCATGCCATGGGCATACCAGTCGAAGACGGCGCGCACGATGTCGGCCTTCTCGGGCACGGGCTTCAGGCTCCAGCCCTTGCGGCCCTGGAGCTTGACGCGCTCGTAGCCGTAGACCGGGCGGGCGCCCATGTAGCAGCCGTCCAGCGCCGAGGCGAGGCGGCCGCGCTGCATCCGCTTCTTGATCATCGCGTACTCCCGGCGGGAGAAGAACAGCTTGATCTCGAAAAATTCGGCGTCGCTGTCGTCGGCGGGGTCGTAGACCTTGTCTGGGGTCACGATCAGGACGCCGGCATACATAAACGTCTGCATGATGACGCCCTGGTCGATGCTGTCGCCGCGGCCGAGGCGGTCCACGTCCATGACCAGCACGCCGTCCCACAGGCCGGCGCCCACGTCCTCCAGCAGCTGCCGGACCTGGGGACGCTCTGAGATGGTGTCGCCGGACACGATCTCCCGATACCACCGGGCCACGCGGATGCCGAGGCGGTCGGCCAGGTCGGAAAGCTGCCTTTCATGCCGGGCGAGGGTCTCGCCCTGGCCGAGGGCCTCCAGCTCCATGTCGCGGCGGGACTTGCGCAGGTAGGCGCAGTAGAGGCCGTTTGGTTTGATGCTTCCCATATTGCCCTCCAGTCAAGATCATTGAATATCCTGCTTATCGCCGATGACGACGAAGCCCTGCATGTACTGGCGCATGGCATGCATATCGTCCAGCGCCATTGAAATGGCCCACATAGGCAGGGAGGCGAGGAGACCGAGGCACAGCCCGAACAGGCCGCAGACCAGCGTGGACAGGGCGACGACCAGGAACTTGGGCCAGTCCGAGATTTGAAGCAGCAGCTGGGCCACGTTCTCAGAGCCGACCAGGAAGCCGAGGATCAAACCGACTGTAGTAATGAGATAGCCGTAATAGCGCAGGCAGCGTACCACCCAATGGTGCCGGTCTGCGTCTTCGCGTTTCATGGGGAAGATATTCATGCTCGTTACCTCCTTCACAGTTTGGAAACGGCGTCCGCGTACAGGGCCATAGAGCCATACGCCTTGCTGATCTTGTTGCCGGTCTGGCGCGTGTAAGCTTCGATGGTGCTTTTCTTCGGCGCGTATGCAATGCGCTTGCCATCGGTGGCGGCCATGTAGAGCTGGAAATCGTAGATACGGCACATGTCGGTATAGGTCTGTTTCAGGCTCGTATGTTGCTGGGTCAAAAGGCCCATCATATCCATGCAGATATAGCCCTCCTGCCCGTCGTGCCAGACGATGGCATCGCCGTCGGGCATGGGCGTGAACGCGAACAGCGTCATCTTCGGCTTGTTGGTGAATATGCGGCCGCCGCTGATGCCGGCGAATTCCGAGTAGGTATAGACGGTGAGGCCGAGGGTATTCAGGTAACCGGCGGGGCCGACGCCGCTCTGGCTGTTCGCCATGGGGCTGGCGAGATGGAGCGCGTCGCCCGTGTAGCGGTCGAATATGCCGCTGAAGACATTTGGCGCGGTCGGCTCGTAGGTCATGCCGTGCCAGACAAACGCGGCATAGAGCAGCAGCGCCAGCAGGGTCAAGGCGATGGTTTTATCTCTGTTCATCGGGACAGCCTCCTTCATTCATTGGGTATCAGGCAGATCAGGCCGTTGTGGTGCTCGATGCGCCACCTTTTTTCATATCGGGGTCAGCGTCAATATAATCAGCCCATTTCAACAGAGATGCTTTGCCGCTGTCATTCAATCCGCGATAAACAAATATCAAACGAGATTCGTATTCGTCCAGCCCGTCAATGAGGCGGGGCTTGTTTTCTTTTGGATTCTCCGAAGCATCAATTCCGAGCAACCAATCAACGGTAGTGTTACAGATCTGGGCAATCTTGGCAAGGTTATTCGATTTAGGATCGTGTGCGCCGATCTCATATCCTGACAGGGTAGACACCTTGATTCCGAGCTTTTCGGCAAGTTGTTTTTGTGTTAAGTGCGCGGCGCGGCGCGCCTCCTTGATGCGGTTATACACTGCGGTCACTCCTTTCGCTACTATTATATGCAGCGGATAAATGATAGTCAATACCAAAATTCCGAGAATGTAGTATACATTTCAAGAAATATATTGACAAGTACGAGAAAACAGTATATAATATTGTCAAAGTACGAGATAATCGTATTTTGAGGAGGTGAGTAAGGTGGCGCTGGTACGTGAGAACATAGAAGCTGAACGCGGACGCAAGCAGATGTCCAAAGAAGCGTTGAGCAGGGAATTGAAAATAACTTCCCGCACTTATTGGAATTATCTGGCCGGTGGGCCTATCCCCTCGGACAAGCTGGTACACATGGCGAAGCTGTTCGAGTGCTCGACGGACTACCTGCTGGGCCTGACCGACCGCCGCACGACGGCATGACGAAAGCGCCGGGGGTGCATTCCCCGACGCTTCCGCTGGAAATTGTTTACCGACCACCATTTGCACCGGCGCGCCTGCCTGAGCCTTTCGGCTTCGGTGCCTCCAGGCCCGACAGCAGGACACCGGACGGGCCAATGCACAACCCGCTTCTTTTAACGGCTGTGTCACTTCGGCGGTATCAGCCCCGCCCGCCCTTTACGCATTCACACCCCGAGGGGCGTCGGCACGCTGGAGGTCAAAAGCTTTTTCAAGATCATTGAATCAGCTCCTTTCCGTCCCGGAGGACGCAACCATTATAAGAAATATTTTTCCGACTGTCAAGAGAAAGGAGGGGCAGGATGAACATCAACGTGAAATGCGCGATTGTAGCGGCGGTCGCCGGATTGCTATCGGCGATCATCGTCAACATTATTTTCAGAGTGTAAAAGATACAGCGCCGAGGGGCGCAAGGCCAGCGCAGGGAGGATGCAGGATGAAGAAGCCATTTCACGAGCGTTTCTGGTGGCTGCCGGCGGCGCTGACGGCGGCGGCAGTTATTGTCCACGTATGTGCAATATTAAGTCGATTAACGAGATGACCAGCGCCGCAGCGGCTATGCCGGTCGTAATCCAGAATTGACGGGTAGTGGCATAACGGTCTTTTTTCTTCTCGTCGAGGTAATTAAGGAACCGCCGGCCTTCATCGGAGACGATGAGCCGACCACCATGAGCCATGCCGTAGACATCGCGCAGGGTATCGACTTTAGAGATAAAGCCGAGGCGCTGGAAGGTTTTGAGGTGCGGCGAGTCGTCGGGGATCTGATTGAGGGCGGCGTAGCGGCGAAGGGACGCTTCCTCTTCGGGCAGCAGATGGACGGCAGAGAAATCAGGATGAGACATGATAACAACCCCTTTCGGGGGGATTATACCATGGCCCGGACAGCCGGGCAACCCCACCGACATACCATTGACCGAGGTGAACATCATGGCAATTGTGAAGACCATCATCAGCGGCACCGCCGTCGTGCACATCGACGACAGCTGCTGCGCGGGTGTCAGCAAGGAGGAGATGGCGCGGCGGTGGGCCGAGGTGGACCGGGTCATTTGGCAGATCAATCAGAATCATGCGCGGCGGATGGCGGAGAAGGAGAGGGAGGCAGGCGCTGCCCTAAAGGACTTGCCAAGCGGCGCGGCGGGGAACCCCTCCGACCCGGCAAGCCGGGCCACCTCCCCTTTCAGGGGAGGCTAAGAGCCCCGCAGACGTTTGCGGGATAGTACAAGGGAGGAAAGGGGCATGAAGTTCAAGAGCTTGCGGGAGAAGTGCACGGCGCGGGCCTATCGGCTGATCGTCAACCGCGCAAATGGCAAGACCCAGGAGGAGGAGATCAGCCTCGATTACACCGTCGCGCCGAAGCGCAAGCTGGAGAGGCGGGACGGCTTCGAGGTGGAATGGTTCCGCCCGACCATCACCCAGTGGCCCCATGGGTATGTGAATACGGTGGAGGTGGAGTTGCGTGCCGACGATCATCATGACCATTAAGCGCCGCCACCTGCGGAACATGGAAAGCGGCATTAAGCGCTACGAGCTGCGCAAGACCGTCCCCCGGCGGGAGCCGGGAAAGCCCGTCCGGGTGCTGCTGTGCGTCAGCGGCGGCGGCGGGGACATCGTGGCCGAGTTCACCGCGGACCGGTTCGTCAACCTGACCGGGGCCGATCCAGTGGAACTGGCCCGTCTGGCCTGCATCACCGCCGCCGAGGCCGAGGGCTATCGCCGCAAGGGCCGGGGGAAGCTGTACGGCTGGGGAATCAGGGATTTCAGGCTGTTCCCCGTGAAGGGCCGGCCCCTGCACATCAACGACATCGGGATGAACCGCCCGCCACAGTCGTGGCAGTATGTGCGGGTGCCCTATGCGGACATCAAAATCGACTGATACAGGAGAGGGTGAAGGAAATGCCCGAGACGAGAAGGGCCATGGTCACGATCATCCAGCAGGGCGACCCGGAGATCGCCGGGGCGCTGGTGGCGGGGGTGATGGCCGGGAGGGGCGAGGCGGAGAGGAGAAGGACCTCATCCGACCCCGGCGAAGCCGGGGCCACCTTCCCCACCGGGGGAAGGCTTTTGGAAGACCGGGAGGCTGTGGAGGCCGTCACCGTCACGGCGGACAAGTGGAAGCGGCTGGCGCGGCAGGTGCGGGTGGCCGTGGGAAACGACAAGACCGCCGAGGATTACCGGCTGATGATCGTCAAGGCCCGGTGCGAGTACGCCGTGCATCGCCACACCGGCCCCGCGTACACCGTCGCCAGGAAGCTGCTGCTGGCGTGGGTGATGGTCTGCCAGGCCATGCGCAGGGCGTACCGGGCGCAGGAGAAGGTGCTGAGACTATGACCAAGGCAGAGGAAAAGCGGCGAGAAAAGGCGCGCCAGCTGAAATATCGCAAGCCGGTGGTGCTGGAATTCCACCAGTTGCCAAGGAGAAGGTGTTGGAGCCATGACAAGGGCAGAGGAAAAGCGCCGGGAAAAGGCGAGGGCGCTGCGCTACCGCAAGCCCGCGGTGAAGGACCTGAACATCGCGGAGATACTGATCCAGCTGACCGAGATCAAGGAAGCGTGCGCCGAGGTGCACTGGTATTGCGACAGCGAGGACGGCTGGGACACGCTGCTGAACGCGCTGGACGGGGACGACGATGACGCCTGGGAGTTCAAGACGGCCTTCGCCGACCTGGAGGGCCAGTGCGAGCGGATGCGGGACGACCTGACCGACGACTTCAGCGCGGCCATGGGCGTGGCCGAGGGCTTCGACCTGTTCTTCGCCGGCATCGGCGCGGATTCCGTCACCGGCGGCATGATGGGCTTCGACGACTACGAACAGGATTATTTCGGGCTGGAGCCCGGCTGGGAGAGCCGGAAGGCCGAGGAGACTGCCGCCGAGAAATTGAAGCGCCTGACCAAGGACGAGTTGATCGACCGGGCGGGCCGATGCTTCAGGATCGCCGTGAACTTCCTGAGCCTGCGCCACCGCTACGACAACCTGAAGGCCGCCATGGACATCATTCGGGAACAGAATACCGCACTGCTTCAACAGGTGAAGGCCATCGAGGAGGCCTATGAGGCCGCCACACGGAGCGAGTACGAATGGGAAAACGATTCCAAACAGTTCGACCGGCTGCTGAACGCGCTGCCGGACCGGGCGTGGATCGAGTGAAGGAGCGAGGGCAATGCCGAGGAGGCCGTGGCGGGGAGCGTGGTATGTGTACAACCACCAGCGCCGGGAGTTCTTGAAGGGGCTGGACGGGCCGAAGGGCATGACCTGGACGCCGGGCATAATCCACGCCCACGCCTACCGGGATCCGTCCACCGCCCAGAAGTGCGCAAGCCGGCTGAATGCCAGGCTGCACAATCCGGGGAGCGCCTGCTGGCCCTGCCAGCCGGTGAGCGTGGTCACGGGCGAGGCGGCGCGGTGTTTGGATGCGATCAACAGGAGGGACGGAACCCCTCCACCGCTGACGCGGTCCCCATCCCCTTAATAGGAATCGCGCACGCACCGCGGGCGCAAGCGCCTCACGCACCGCGCACGGCATGGGGAGGCTAAGGAGTGAGATACCAATGAAGCAGGGGCGGCACGTCATACGGGACACGTGGTCGGGGCGTTGGCTGGAGGAGGCGACCATGCCCACCGGCGAGGCGCGGATCACCATCACGAAGTGGACGCGCCACCCCGAGAGGGCGTACCGCTTCCCGTCGCTCCAGGCCGCCCGGAACATGGCCGAGGCCCTGGGCGGGGCGCAGTTTGTTGTGGAAAAAAGGTTATAGGTTATAGGTTTTAGGTTTTAGGGGAATGGCCGACCGCTGACTAAACCTAACACCTAATCCCTAAAACCTAAAACCTCAAATATTACAAGGGAAAGGGGTAGAACAAATGACAACTTTAGGGGAATACATCTACAAGGGCATGGGGGCGGCGTCCACCGTGCTGGGGTTTCTGTTCGTGATCGTGGGGGCGGCGGTGGCGCTGTTCCTGATCGTATACGGGGTGCTGCTGATCGCCCAGGCCGGCGAGAAGGCGGGCAGGAAGGGGGTGCAGCAGCGTGGCAGAGCGCAAGCCTACGCTAACCAGCCATACGGACATGCTCAGGCAGTGGGGAAGCACGTTAGAAAGGGCCTGTGAGAGCATCATTGCCGACGTGCACGCCGGGAAGTTGCTGGACGACACCATGGAGCGGCACTTCGACTACATTCGCCACCTGATGGGGCGGCGGGAGATCATCGTGAATGAGATCATGAAGTACAACCGGCACAAGGGGCCGGGGACGCCGGGGTATATCGACCTGGGAGGGAAGGCGGGGAACGCCCGCTGCGGCGGGGCCACCTCATCCGACCCCGCAAGCGGGGCCACCTTCCCCTCAAGGGGAAGGCAAGGGGAAACCAGCGAGAGGAAGGAGACGGGCGGCGATGTGGCTGAGTGATTTCAGGGCGCAGTTCGGGCTGGAGCTGGAGACGCTGGGGTATTTCATCCGCAAGGAGGGCCTGAAGCGCCACCCGCCGCTGAGAGTGTCGGACGAGCTGCTGTACCTGCTGGAGAACTTCGGGAACTTCAGGACCGTGCCGAAGCTGGCCGACCTGATCGCCGAGGTCTGCGGGGCCACCGCAGAGCAGCGGGACGCGCTGGTGCTGGAGAAGTACAGGGGGACGTGGAAGCCGAAGGAGGGGAAGGCGGGACCTCATCCGTCTTTTCCAGGACAATGCAAGCATTTCCGGGAAAATCCACCTTCTACCCAAGGGTATGGCTACGCACACCCAAAGGGGAAGGCTTTGGGGGAGGGTCCGTACCGGGAACAGATGGATGGCAGAGCGGTGGTCAAGGTGAACCGATACGCCACGGAGCTGGCCCGCTATCGGACCGGCCACGACGCCGCGGTGCAGAACTGCGTCACCGAGAACCAGGTGACCAGGCGCTGTCACCACCGCTACCAGAGCGACGAATTCAAGCTGGCCGGGTACACCTTCCGCTTCGCCCGGGAGTGGGACGCCATGACCGAGGCCCAGCGCCGCGCCGACATCGCCCGCCTGAACGGCGTCACCACGAATCGAAGGGGCGACGGCAGCGCCAGGATGGTGACCGTGGTGGACCGGGCCGGGAATCTGTGGCACTACGACAGCGTCGCCAAGGCGGCCGAGGCCACGGGGATCCCGTTTCACGTGATGAACAAGCGGCTGAGGCGCGCCGAGGAGGCGAACAAGCTGGCCGCGGCGCTGGAGGGCATCAAATTCACCTATACCACGCTGTGGGACGGGCTGACGCCCGAGGACCAGGAGCGCGTGCGGAGGATGGGGAAGGATGTGGGATGAAGTTTCAGGCTTTAGGGATTGGGTTTTAGGAGAACAGGAGAACGACCAGGAAAGGAGTAACACCATGAACAAGTACAGGATCAAAATTGAACCCATCGAGGGCGCGGAGGGTGCGGAGCTCAGCGAATCGATGCAGGAGCCCATCGAGTGCGACGGCTTTGTCATCATCGCGAAGAAAGAAAAAGCGATCGAAGTGCGCAAGCACGATGTAACCCGAGAGACCATCAGCAAAGCCATCAACAGCGACCCGGTGCTGCTGGCCTCGTCGATCATCGCAAGGGCCATCGGGCAAGCGGAAGAGATCGAGAAGAAGGCCGTGGGGAAGTCGATCATGGAGAAGCTTTTCAACCTGTAGCAACAGACGCCGGGGCAACCCGGCGACGTGGGGGCCGACGGCGTCACGCGGGAATTGAGCCATCCCGCCCAGCCGGTTCAACCCCGGCAGGCTCCCGGGTTTTTAGGTTTTAGGTTTTAGGGGTTAGGTTTTAGGGATTGAAGAACGACAGAGAAAGGGAAAGGGGTACGACGATGGCAACGAAGACGAAGAGCGCCAGCCCGCCGCCGGTGGAGTACGCTTCGGCGATGGACAAGATCCGGGACGAGATGGCGAAGAGCAAGGACAATTACGTGCAGGTGGTGGGCGAATACCTGACCGGCTACCTGCTGGACCACCCGGAGGCCGAGGCGAAGCTGTTGGACAGCGGCAAGAGCATCAAGGGCAGCCTGGAGGCCGTGCGCAATGAGGCCCAGAAGGTCAAGGTTGGGAACATGGCTGTGCTGGATGACAGGACCGTGTTCGGGATCGTGCTGGGGTATTTTGGAATCAAATCGGAGCCGGATGTGATCAAAACCGGGGAGGATGTGCTCAAAACCCCCGGTAATGTGCACAAAACCGGGGAAAATGTGCCCGCTGCGGCGGGGACCACCTCATCCGTCAGCGCAAGCGCTGACACCTTCCCCTCAAGGGGAAGGCTTTTGGAGGCCGACGCAAGGCCCGCCCCCGTTGACCCGTTCGATTTGGACGCGCTGCTGGGGGTGATCTGATATGAAGAATCTGAACGCAGAAACATTCGGCAACATCATGAACGACATCATCACCGAGCGTGACATCGCGGTAGTGATCGAAATGCCTGCTGGCACTCAGGAGCCAACAATCAGCGGAGGCACAGGCGTCGCCACGATAGATTTGTATTTTATACTGGCCGCGCTGAAGCCAACGCTGAAGCGCCTGATCTGCGAGGCGGGCGGGCCCGAAAACCTGGACGTGAAGCGCTTCATCCACGGATCGCTGCGACTGGTGGAGGATGATATACTCAGCGATCTGGGAATCGACGGAGGTGACGCCTGATGTGCGGCATTCCCCTCCCACCCCCGAAGCCGCCGGTGGACGCGGTGACGGGGCGGCGGCTGTCCTTCGACCAGGCCGTGGCCCACGTGGGCGGGCTGGATCAGCTGCTGTCCGAGCACGGAAAGCAGCTGATCAAGACCAACGCGAAGCAGTACCTCTGGAAATATCCGAACAAGACCACCTGGTGCACCGCCTGTGGAAAGCCCATCGAGGGCTTCACGGGCAGGCACGGCGCGCTGTACGCCTGCCCCCGCTGCGGGGCGCGGGCGGAATTCCGCTATGAAGCCAGGGGCCACCGGCGCGTCTATGACGAGTTTGTGCTGTATGAGTGGCGGCGGTCGGTGCTGGACGCCGAGACGGTCACACTCACCGCCACGTGGGTCACCCGGGACAGCACCCGCGACCACGCGCCCCACCTGGCCCTGCTGCGCACGAACACCACGGCCATCTACATATTCCGGCCGAACCGGGCCGTGACGGTGTACAAGAAGGAAGCCTGTTACGGCGCGAACGGCTGGGACACCCGCTGGAGGCGCGTGGACGCCATCCACCCGGAGCACACCAAGAACGGCACCATGGGCGGCGCGGACATCGTCATCGACAACATGGAATTCCGCAAGGCCATCGAGGACACCCGGATCGGGCGCGTGTTCGACAGCCTGCGGGAGGCGTCGGGGCGCTGGGACGATTTGGAGCTGATGGCCGTGGCCAACTGCGCCCGCCGCCCGTGGCTGGAATACCTGGCCAAGTGCGGGCAGGCCGGTCTCGCCGGGGCGCTGATGCGAATGCCCCACATATCCAAGGAGATCGTGCCGAACCAGCGGGCGCGCCGCCCCATGGACCTGCTGGGCCTGACCGCCGGCCAGTGGGGTGAGGTCAAGCGGGACGGCATACCGCTGGACGTGGGGACGCTCAGCGCGATCCGGCTGCTGACCCGGCTGGACATCGGGCCGGTGAAGGTGGCCGACGCGCGGAACATAGTCCAGGAGGACGCCTGGAGCATCGGGAAGCTGCTGCCGCAGCACGACAGGTGGGGCGGCAAATCCATGGGCTACATGCTTAGGATGCTGCCGGACAGGCTGCGCCGCAAGATCGTCCGCCGCTGCATGAAGGAGCCGAGGCACATCCAGGAATGGAGCGACTACTACCGCCAGCTGCGGGAGCTGGGCGAGGTCAGCCTGGTCGGGGAAAAGCCGGAGAAGGGCCACCTTGACAACCGCCCCTTCGCCCCGGACGCCGATCCGGCGCTGCTGCTGCCGAAGGATATGCACCTGATGCACCAGCGCATGACCGAGCGGCTGGAGCTGCTGCGCAACGAGGCGCGGATCAAAGCCGCCGAGGCGCTGCGGACGAAGTTCGAGGGCGAGATACTGCCGAAGCTGGTGAAGAAGTTCACCTTCGAGGCCGAGGGGCTGGTGCTGAGGCCCTACGCCACCGCCGCCGAGGTCATCACCGAGGGCAGCGCGCTGAGCATCTGCATCGGGGGCTATGCCGAGCGGTACATGAGAGGCGGGACGGTGATCTGCTGCCTGCGGAAGGCCGACGCGCCGGACAAGCCATGGCGGGCGGTGGAGTTCGACGCCCACACCGGCGCGCTGCTCCAGGATCGCGGCTACAAGAACGACGTGGGCAAGTGGGAAAAGACGCCGGAGACCAAGGCGCTGCTGGAGCGGTTTTGGCGGGCGTTTGATGCGGCTCATTGCAAGAGCAAGGGAAAGGAGCGTAAGAGCGCATGATCGAGAGAGAGAATACAAACGAATTGCAGGGGCAGTATACGCTGGATGATCTGTTGCCGGGGGATGGCGGCAATCAGGACGCGCAGCCCATGGAGGGGTACGACGCGGAGGGGAATCTGTTGAATGTGGATGCCATCCCGGAGGAGGACGGGGAGGCGACCTCTTCCGACCCGCCGCAAGCGGCGGCCCACCTTCCCCTAAAGGGGAAGGCTTTGGGAGACGACGCGACAAAAGAAAGCCTTCCCCAGCAGGCGGAGCCTGCGGTTCAGGGGAAGGTGGATTTCCCGGAAAATGCTTGCATTGTTCCGGGAAAGACGGAAGAGGTCGCCTCCCCGCAGACGCCTGCGGATGACGAGGCCCGCCTGTCCGCCCTCGCCACCGAGATCAACGCCATCACCGAGCAGACCCGGGGCGTGGTGATCTCCGCGGCGCTGGCCGTGGGCAAGCGGTTGATCGAGGCGCGGTCGCTGTGCCAGGAGGGGCGGTGGCTGGAGTGGCTGAGCAAGTCCGTCGCCTATTCCGAGCGCAAAGCCCAGGACATGATGCGGCTGTATGTGGAATACGGCCGGGAAGGCAGCATTCCAGACAGCATCGCCGCGCTGGACTACTCCAAGGCCGTGGCGCTGCTGAGCGCCCCGGCCGATCAGCGGGAGGCCCTGGCCGAGAGGGCTGCCGACGATGATCTATCGGTGCGCCAGCTGCAGGCCGAGATCAAGCGGCTGAAGGCGGAGAAGCTGAAGGCCCAGATGCAGATCGAGGGGCTGGAGCAGCAGGTGGACACCGCCCAGGGGCACATCGAGCAGCTGACTGACGAGGGCAACCGGCAGGATCAGGCCATTGTGGACCGGGACAGGGAAATCGCGGCCAAGGAAGCCGAGCTGAAGGAGACGAAGCGGGTTTTGGCCGACGCCGCCGAAAAGGTCACCGTCGCCCAGGCCAAGGCCACCGCCGCCGAGTCCGCCGCCGAGCAGCTGAAGCGGCTGAGGGCCGAGGCCGAGGAGCGGGCCGACCAGAACGCCCAGCGCTACGGCGACGCCCTGAAGCGGGCCAACGAGACGGCGAAGCAGCTGGCCGAGGCGAAGGCGAAGATCGCCGCGCTGTCCGAAGCCGCTGCCGCCAGCGCCAACGGCCCCGAGGTCCAGACCGTCGAGGTCGTCCCCGAGGAAGTAAGGCGGGAGCTGGAGCAGCTCCGCCGCGACCTCGCCGAGGCCCGGGCTCATGTAGCGGCGGCGCCCGCGCCGCCATCGTCCTCCTCCGCCACCGCCGCCGAGAAATTCAAATGGTTCTACCAGAATCAGATGCAGCCCACCTTCAAAACGGCCCTGGCCCTGCTAAAGGAGGTCGCCCAGGAGGACGGCCACGCCGCCGACGCCTTCGCCACGGCCCTGACCAACGCCTGCAAGGTGCTGATGAATCAGCTGGGGGTGAACGAGTCGTGAAACGGCGCATACTGATCACCGCCGTCCTGCTGCTGGCCCTCACCCTGACCGCCTGCAGCGGATCCCGCCACTACACCTGGGCCATCATCCGGCTGGACGGCAAGACCGTCGCCGAGGGCCACGTGGACGCCTGGACACCCTACGGCGAAGGCGTCGTGAACATCGAGATCGATGGCAAGCGCTATCGCACCAGCTACAATAACGTCATCCTCATGGAAGAACCGCCCACCACCCACGACCAACCCAAGACCACGGAGGTACACGCATGATTAAGATCGACCTGTCTGATAACGCCAACTGCGCCAACCTCTGGCGCATCATTGCCCACTTCGGCGGCTACGCCCACCAGAAGGAGAAGGCCATCGAGGAGCTGACCGAGCTGGCCCAGGCCATTGCCCGCGACCTCCAGGGCGAGGGCGACCGGGAGAACATCATAGAGGAGATCGCCGACGTGCTGGTGACCGTGGCCCAGCTGGTGTTGATCTACGGAATCCACCGGGAGGTGGAGCGCGTGGCCGGAGAAAAGGTGGCCCGCACACTGGCGCGGATCGAGAAGGAGCAGAGGGAGGCGAAGGCGAGGTGAATCTATCCGCAATCAAGGCGCTTTGCTACGGCGGCAAGAGGGCCACGATCTACGGCGCGCCGGGCGGAAGTCAGTGGATTTCAAACGGATTCGGGGCGTGGCCCGTGGAGGGCATACGCCTGGAGGACGCGGACGCCCTGATGGAGCTGTGGAATCTGTCCGACAAGGCCCGGGCCAAGGCGATCATCATGTGGGAGGCAACGTCGGACCGGCGCTTCACTCAGGCCCCGTTTGAGGGCGAGGAAGAGCTGAAGGAGCTGGGCGGGGCGACGTTCGGCGACGATTCGCTGTTCATAGCCTTGCAGAGCAGCCGGGGCGTGCTGTGGATCGACGCCAATCTGCTCAAACCATTGCGGAGCGACTACCGACAATATTATGCCCGATGGGAGCAGGACCGCCCGCTGGTGGCCGTCTACGAGGACCTGGCCGCCTGCAAGGCGCTGATTCTGCCGACGGGCAACACCGTGGCCGACCTGCTGCAGGACGCAGCCGGGAAGATGCAGACCAATCATTTTCACTGGCGCGACGCAGAGGATGAGGCCGCCGAGGCCGAGCAGGAAGCCGAGGCGAAGTTCCGGGAACAGGGAGGCGACACAGAATGATGACCATGATCGGAGAATTGACGAACCGAGGCCGGCTGCTGGAAGAGCTGGCGGAGCTGTCCAACGAGGCCCTTTATATGGCCTTCGCCGACAACCGCATCACCCGCGCCATCGACGACGCCATGTGTGACGACTGCAAGGCCGAAAACGGGCGCTGCATGAGCACCGGCGACGACACGCCATGCCCGTTCACACTGGACGAATGGCTGGACCGGCCCAACACCGGCCGGCGCATCCTGCCGCCGACATGACCCGGGCGGCGCTTGAAATCGTGATCTTCATCACCGTTTGGGTGGTGTTGCGCATGATGGACCGATAAAGGGGGTGATTGTATGAAGAAGCTGCTGTAAACAGACCGAGGTCGCGGGCGGGCATCGTTGAGCACAATCAGCGTTTATAAAACTGACAAAATAATACGGATAGGCTTTACAGGGATCCATAATGCGCCCGCCCGCGATCACCATTGAACGACGAACGGAGGAGAGAGGATGGACAGGAGGGTCAGGCAGCCGGAGAAGTACCCGGTGGACGGCCGGGAGATGACCGCCCAGGAGATCGCCGACATGCTGGGGATCACGAGGCAGGCGCTGTGGAGCCGCCGGTCGCGGCTGGGCGGGTGCAGCTACCAGGCGATCGTGAACATGTTCCGGGCGGGCCAGCTTGGGAAGACCAGGGAGCATCGATACCTGATCGAGGGCAAGTGGATGACCACCGGGGAGATCGCCGGGATGCTGGAGATCAGGCCGGGCACGCTGAGCAACTGGCGGTGGCTGAACCATGGCAAGAGCATGGAGGACGCCATCGCCCACTTCCGGCAGTACCAGACCGGCGAGCGCCAGCGCCGCGGGGGCGACCGGGGCGGGCGGCCGCCGTCGATCCAGTTCACGGTAAGCGGGCGCGTCTACACCGTGGTGCAGGTGGCGAAGAGGTACGGCGTGGCCCCGCAGAGCGTGCGGCACTACCTGAAAAAGCACGGCGGAGACATGGCGGTCACGCTGAAGCACTACCGTGAGCGGGAGAAGGAAAAGCAGCGCCGGGCCGAGGCGGCGATCATGAAGGCGCTGGGGTTTTAGAGGTTGTTGGGTTTTAGGTTGGAGTCGCGGAACCTGTCCCCGTGACTCTGTCACCGTGACTCAGGATGGAGTGAGGTGAGAGAGATGGATAGGGCGGAAGTTATCAAGGGGCTGTATTTGATAAGCCTTGATACACGTCTCAGAGGATTCAGAGCGAATGGAAAATTATATCATGATGTTGCAACAGATACCATAAAACTCCTGCAACAGCCGGTGGCCATCAGCCGATGGGTAAAAGTGACTGGTGATTTTACGACGCCCGGCGGTACGCCGTATTTTGTTTGTGGACGGTGTGGCGGATCAGGACACCTTTACGGCGTGGAGTATAGCAAGCGCAAGGTTCTTTGTGATGGGTGCGGGAGTGTGAATATCTATCCATGGGAACAGGCGCACGAGGTGGGGTCGTCGTTGTGGGAGGAGCCGAAGGGGGCGGATAAGGATTGACGGAGAATGAGTCATGGAACCTGTCCCCGTGACTCGTTCGGAAATTCAGAGTTGAGCGCCCGGACGCGCACACACGTTCGGGCGTTGACCTCCAAATTTCTACCATAATAAACCAGGGGCGAAGCCGAAGCCCCTGCGCGGGCTTGTATACCGTATTTATAAGTCAGCGTTCATACGGAGGATAACATGAGCCGATTCCAGGACGCATCGGGGTACGAAATCCTGTTCGATCTCCCTGCCGGGGAATACAGCCCCGCCGAGGTGGGCGGCATCCGAACGCGGACCATCCGGGCCGGGAACACCATCGAGGTGGAGTGCTACCCGCTGACCCGGATCGGCGCCGCCGCCGTGAACGAGTCCAAAGCCCGCCGCCGCCAGCGCGCCGCCCAGGAGCTTGCCAACCGCAAGGCCGCGGAGAAGAAGATGCGCCGCTACGTGGAGCACAACTTCACCCCCGAGGACTGGTTCATAACCTACACCTGGGATTATGGCATGATCGACCGCTTCGCCATGTCCGCCGAGGACGCCGACCGGGAATGGCAAAGGCTGGGCCTTCCCGACCAGGAGGAGGACGCCCGCCGACAGCTGAACAACTACTTCCGCCGCGTCAAGACCCGGATGCGGCAAAAGGGCCAGGACCCGCGCCAGTTCATGCACCTATATGTGCTGGAGCTGACCCGCCCGAAGACCGACGGCCGCTGGCACTATCATTTCCACACGGTGATCCACGCCCCGGGCCTGACCGACCTGGAGCTGCGGGAGCTGTGGGGCGCGGGCTTCACCCGGACGGACCGCCTTTCCTGGGCCGACGAGGGCCCGGCACGGCTCGCCCACTACCTGACCAAGGGCCTCACCACCGAGGAGATCACCCCCGACGGCCGCCGCCTGCGCCGCTGGGGCCACTCGAAGAACCTGAAGACGCCCCCGGAGACCGTCTCCGACCGCAAGCTCTCCCGCCGCCGCGCCGCAAGGATCGCCGCCGACGTGCAGCATGAGGGCCGGGCCATATTTGAAAAGCTGTACCCCGGTTATCGCTGCGTGGAGACGCCCGTGGTCAAGTACAGCGATTTCGTGCCGGGGGCGTACATATTCGCCCGGCTGAGGAAGATCGAGAGCGACCCGCCGTGGGTGCGGGCGAGGAGGAGGGATTGAGTGTTGATACTGATGCCGGGGGATTGCCTGGAGAGGATGGCGGAGATCGACGACGGCTATGTGGACATGGTGCTGTGCGATCTGCCATACGGGACAACGCAGAACAAATGGGACAGCGTGATTCCCTTTGAGCCGCTGTGGAGGGAGATATGGCGGGTTTGCAAGGCAAACGCCGCGGTGGTGCTGTTTTCGCAGATGCCGTTTACGGTGGACGTGGTAAACAGCTGCCGGGGGAGTTTTCGGTATGAATGGATTTACGAAAAGACGAACCCGGGCGGATTCCTCAACGCCAACCGGATGCCGATGAAATGCCATGAAAATCTGCTGGTGTTCTACCGGCATTTGCCCACGTACAACCCGATAAGGCGGAGGGGGTTCAGGGCGTATGTGAATAAAACGCAGGGACAGGCGTCCGCGTCAAAGAATTACGGGAAATTCTTAACTAAGCCGATTTATTCAAGCCCGGATGGGACGCGGTGCCCGGTGGACATCATACGCTTCTCAAACAGCAGTTACGGCTATGACACCGGGCTGCACCCGACGCAGAAGCCGGTGGCGCTGTGCGAGTACATGGTGAAGACCTACACGAACCCCGGCGAGGCGGTGTTGGACATGTGCATGGGCAGTGGCACCACGGGCGTGGCCTGCGCCAACACCGGGCGGGAATTTATCGGCATCGAGCGGGACGCCGGGTATTTTCAGACGGCGAAGCAGCGGATCGAGAGGCGACTGGTGGAAATCGCCCGGGACGGGATCGCGGAGCAGGTAGGGATGTTTGAAGGGGGAGGCTTGGGAGACGGGGATTTGTTTGACCTGGAGAGATTGATGGAGCAAGGGAGGGATTGATATGCCGAAGCATCCGGCGCGGTTGAAGAATGCCGGGATAAGCCAGGCGCGGTATGAGGAGCTGAAGGCGGTCTGTCGGCAGTATCGGGAGTGTCGGCGGCGGCTGGAGCTGGCGCGCGCCGGGATCGTCGACCGGCCCGAGGGGCGCGGGGCGTGGCGGCGGCCTGATCCCACCGGGAACGCCGCGCTGGCGCTGGCCGACAACCCCGACGGGCGGCGGGTGCGGCTGATCGAGCAGTGCGCCGAGGCAGTGGCCGAGCCCGTGACCGCCGCGGCGATCCTCAGGAGCGTCACCGAGGGGCAGCCCTGGAGTCGGCTGCGGCCGCCGTGCGGCGAGAAGCAGTTCTATGTGCTGCGGCTGCTGTTCTATATCGAGCTGGATCGGCGGCTGTGAAAATCGACCAATCAGCGTCACTAAAAACGGGGTATAATGTCAGCGTCGAGAGGCGGGGCCCGACGGGGTTCGTGACCGTCCGCGTAAGACCGAGCGCCGGCCTTTCGACATCAACCCCTTTCTTTCCCCCAAAGCCCGCGAGACATGTGCCGCCTCGCGGGCGTCGTTTATGGAGGACGACGTGAAGCGCAAGTATACCGAACCGTTTTATCGGACGCGGCGATGGGAAAAGCTGCGGGCCGCCGTGCTGAGGCGGGATGGGTACATGTGCCAGGAGTCGAAGCGATTCGGCAAGCGGGCCGAGGCCACGACCGTGCACCACGTATTCCCGCGGGATGAGTTCCCGGAGTACCAGTGGGAGCCGTGGAACCTGATCAGCCTGGCCGGGGATGTGCACGACCAGATGCACGACCGGGTGAGCGGGGCGCTGACACAGAGGGGCGCCGAGCTGCTCAGGCGCGTGGCGAGAAAGAACGGCGTGGATGTGCCGTGGAGGTATCGGGGATGAGGGTGGCTTATCTGTGTGACGGATATGGGTGCAGGAGCAGGTGGCCGACGTGCCGAGAATATCCGCAGGGACATTACCTTAGGTGCACGCATACCACGGACCCTGAACATGCTGTGAATGGACCGTGTGAAAGGCCAGAGCTGGAGCCGGAGAGGTTCACGGTATTGGCGCCGGGGGTTTTCATTGAGAAAGTTTCGGGTTTTTTACAAAACGATAACGGAACGGGCGAAAGCCGACGGGAATGAGCGCGCGTAACGGATTCTTTACAAGATAACGCGCGCGCGCAAGGCCCCCCGGGGCGGCTGCGATAACCCGATCCCCCGGGGACCGGTGGGGGCAGGTTTTTCCAAGTGGGCGGGAATTTTGGTAAATGGGGTAAATCGGGCCGAGGGACGGCCTGATATGGGCCGAGGGGTGGCCTGAAATGGGTCGTAGGTTTGACGGGAGTTGAGCGAAGGGAGGCGGGAGCGTGGAGAAGGCGCGATGGGTTGAACGGATCACGGCCAGCTGCGTGGCGGCGGGGACTTACCGGGAATGGTTCGCCGACGTAATCGATACGCTGGCCGCGATCCTGGAGCGCCGGGACGAGGCCGAGGCGCTGTTCATCGAGCAGGGCGGCGAGGTGCTGATCGAGCACACCAACAAGGCCGGGGCGACCAACTTCGAGCAGAATCCCATCCTTCGGATGATCAACGATCTGAACCGGGACGCGCTGGCCTACTGGCGGGACCTGGGCCTGACCCCGGCGGGGCTGAAAAAGATCGACGAGGCGGCAATGAAGCAGCGGAAGAAATCCGCGTTGGAAGAGGCGTTGAAGCACCTTGGCAGCTAAGGCGACGCGGGCGAAGCGCTACAAGAAAATCGCCATCGCTTACGCCAAAGCCTGCGCCGCTTCGACTGAGATCGCCTATAAAACCGCCGCCGAGGCGCGGGCCGCCGGCATCAACGTCTGCGGGGCTGAGGTGGCCGCTGCGGCGAAGCGGTTCCTTTCAGACCTGGAGCGCAAGGACCTGACCCTGCGCACCAAGGACCCGGACTTCGTCTGCAACATCATCGAGCGGATCATGGTCCACAAGCAGGGCCAGGCGCTGGACGGCACCCCGCTGACCAATACCCCGTTCAGGCTGCTGCCCTGGCAGGTGTTCATCGTGTACAACCTGCTGGGGTTTTACTATAAGGGCAGGCGGGAGCGGCGCTTCAAGGAGGCCCTGATCTTCGTACCCCGAAAGAACGGGAAGACCTTCTTCATCGCGGCGCTGGCCTTCGGGTTGGCCCTGCTGGAGCGCAAGAGCGGCGCAAAGCTGTACATCGTGGCCGCTTCGATGAAGCAGGCCCTGGAGAGCTTCGAGGACATCCTTTACACCCTCCGCTACCGGGGGATGGCCGGGGAGTTCAGGATACGAAACAACAATGCCGAGCACAGCATCCACCTGGACTTCCTAGACGAGGACGGCAACCCGGACGGATTCATCCACATCGAGGCGCTGGCCTCCAACCCGGACGCACAGGACAGCTTCAACGCGCCATTCACCATCGCCGACGAAATCCACGCGATGAAGAAGGCCGCGCAGTATAACCGCTTCAAGGAAGCGGGCAAGGCCTACACCAACAAGATCATGCTGGGGATCACCACGGCGGGCGACAACGTCAATTCGTTCTGCTACCGCCGCATGGAGTACGGCATCAAGGTGGTTACCGGGCAGGTGCAGGACGACAGCCTGTTCGTGTTCATTTCCCGGGCGGATCAGGACGAGAAGGGAAACGTGGACTACCTCAACCCCATCCAGCACCAGAAGGCCAACCCCAGCTATGGCGTGACGATCCGCCCGTCGGACATGATGCAGGCGGCCATCGAGGCCCAGAACGACCCCCAGCAGCGGAAGGACTTCCTGTCCCGCTCGCTCAACATCTACACCACGGCGCTGAATGCCTGGTTCGACCTGTCCAAGTTCAAGCAGAGTGACGGGA